GGAACTGATGCCGGTAAGGAACTAGCAAGAAAGCAGAAACGCAAGTTGACATACATTTCCAACATCTATGTTGTGAAAGATCCTGCAAATCCTGAGAACGAGGGTAAGACATTCTTGTTCAAGTATGGTAAGAAAATCTTTGACAAACTCACTGCAGCAATGCAACCTGAGTTCGAGGATGAAGAAGCAATCGATCCATTCGATTTCTGGCAGGGTGCTAACTTTAAATTGAAAGCTAAGAATGTTGCTGGATACCGTAATTATGATTCAAGTGAGTTTGCTGCTGTATCACCATTATTAGATGATGATGATGCAATGGAATCAATCTGGAAGAAAGAATTATCTCTTTCTGAGTTTGTTGCTCCTACACAGTTCAAGACTTACGATGAACTCAAGGTTCGTCTAGAGTATGTTCTTGGTAAGAGAGGTGCAAAACCAGTTGCTCAAGATCCTGAGATTGAAGAAGAAGAGTTCACAACTCCTGTCGCAGAGACAAGAGAGACAGTCTCCTCTGTTGCTTCAAGTTCAAGTGAAATTGAAGACGATGACACACTATCGTATTTCCAACAACTCGCTGAAAACTAAGATATAAGGGAGGGCAACCTCCCTTTTTTTATGGCATGCTTAAATTTAGATTTTCTGTTTGTGCTGTATTATCATCAATTTTTTGACTCGACTCATCATATGTCATTATCTCTTTAAAATCATCAAGGAACTGTTGTAAGAATCCATTTTTCAATACAAATATATTTCTTTTCTCTTCATTTCTTAAAGTCTCATATTCGTAATTAGATATGGCATTGATAGGGTTTGGTATACTCGCCACATTTGTACCAAGTTTCGTTAGGTCATTCGTATATGTAATACCACCATCATAATATGATAGTTTAAAGTTCTCATCTACTCTTTTTCCTTTTGGTAGTATAACTTTTCCAGAGGAATCTTTTACAAGTTTTGTTTCATAATATTTTATGTCTGTCAATCCACTTACTCCATACTTATTTTCTGAGTACTCATATAAATCTTGATTTGAAAGTGGCCATTCATCACGAATGTTAACTATACCTGCACACACTATCACAACATAGTCTAGTGTATCACTACCATATAATTCCTCTGCAACATTATCTGGTCTAAATCCATCTGGTATCTCATACTTATTAAACAAGGTGATGATACTTTGTAAATCTTCTCTTAATTTGACACGACGAAATAAATTTTTTGCATCAACATAATCGAGTGATGAGTTCTTATCACTTAGAAAGGATGGGTATCGTAATGTTGGTAATTCTCTAAAATATCCCATGTTAGAATCCTACTGAATTGTCACTATCTTTATAGTCTGTATCATAAATTGGTTCAATCTCTTTAAATGTCATATCCATAGTCATTGATACTGGTGTTGAATCATCATATGTGGTATGAGTGCCCTCTGCTGTATAGTTTACAGAAAAATTCGTTAAGAAACACTGTTTAAATTTATGTAAGAAAGGATGATCACGGTTTCCCCTTTTGTAACTTAATTCAAATATGTTTGGAGTTTTTAGAAAGATTCCAGTCCCTCCGAGTTGACCACCTTCAAGATTTGCTTTTGGTGCCATGTTCTGTTTGAATGAACGAATTATTAATTTACATTGTCTTGCCTCTTGCTCACTTCTTGGAGTCATTTTAAATGAGAATGTAAAACTTCTAAGTGTCGGAGCATCGAATAATAATTCTAAGTTAGGGTTAAATATTTGACCTGATTGTCTTGCAAGGAGTTGTTGTGCTGAGACATTACCACCAAAAACACCAAGTGCAGATGATGTAAGTTGTGCGTTCATAAATTTTTGAGCCGCACTGCTCAAACCTTGAGCATCACCTAGTCTTTTTTTAGCATCATCTTTAACATCTTTTCCAAAATCTCCTAGTCCCTCTGATATGGTTCTTTTACCTCCAACAACATCTGCCACTGCTTTACCACCAGCACCCATGACATTACCAACCACACCTGCAGCAGCACCCATTAGTGTGTTCATACTACTATCACCAAAGTTTACTGCGTTACCATCTTGAACATTTGATGGTACTTGTAAAAGTATAGACCCATCATTTACAACAGATCTTCTTGCTAATGAACCTGATGATGTTCCACCAACTGTGCTATTTAATGTATTTGCACCAAATCCAGCTGGTCGAGTAAATTGATTTGGTTGTCTCTTATATTCGATTATATTAATTTGTAAGTAATCAGTAGTACCTGTCAGTGCCTCAAGAGGATATCTTAAAACTCCACCACGACGCTGAGACTTTGCAGTAGCCTGACCTTTTGATGAATTATTAATTTCAGATTTTTTTTCAGCCTCTAATAAAAATCCACCATCAGGAGTGACAGGTCTACCAGTACTTGTATCATATGTAATACCACCTGTTGTATATGTGCTTCCGTCTTTAGAGTATACTGTAGACATTATCTTTCTTTTTTTAACTATTTAGACGCATTTTACCGAAAGGTAGAGCCTGAAGGTCGGTAATCTCTTCAGGATAGACACGATATGTGCTACTAGTAACATTTGCGAATGAATATGATCGTGCTTCACCATGATGAAAATTAGTTCCACGAAATCCCCATGAATATACATCTGTGACTGCAACTAAAGGGTTTGCATCATATCTACCAGTTGATGATGGTGCATATGAAAATAAAAAGAATTGACCTGCTTGTGGTGCTGATGCAGTGTCACTCACTACTTCAGTAATTTCTGTCATTAATTCATCAGGATCTTCGATTCCGATTAAACGATCTAATACTGGACTAATACGATTCATTTGACTCCGAGTTCATCCTCAGTCATTACCTTAAATACATACAATCGGTCTTTACAATACTCTGATGCTGCTTTCCATTTTGCTTGGTTGCGAGCATATTCATAAGTTTCATAAAGATAACCTTTTGTTTGTCTTTTTGGTTTTTTAGGAGGTGTAAGTTGTTTTTTAGGTTTGACTTCGATAATATATTTTTTGATTTTACCTGTAGTCTCCTTCAGTTTAACATAAAAATCAGGAAAATACCTATGAACTTTATTATCTATTGGAGATCGATATGGTATTGCAATCTCTTCACTACCCCATTCAAGTATATTCTCATTCAAATCGCAGTAAACCATGAATTTTCGCTCCCAAAGTGAACGATATATGATGTTTGATGGATTACCTTTATACTTTCGTGGGTAAGATGGTGAATATCTCCCTTTATATGACATAAATAATAATAAGAAAAATCATATAGGTATTTAGCGTGAGTTTTGTACAAAAAATCACGATGACCGATGCCAAAGTAAAATTTGGTAGTTTATCGTTAAATAATCAATATCAAGTTCACTTTGCTGGTATCAATGGTGCTGTCATAAATTTTCTTAGATTTGATAAAAGAATTGATAATGCACAAGACTTTATCAGTCGTGAGGCTGGTATACTCTGTAATGATGCATCGTTACCTGCAACTGCATATGCAACAGCAGAGGTAAAAGATAATTTTATGGGTGTTCCACAGGAGTTTGCTCATACAAGAATTTATACTGACATAGACTTTACATTCTATGTGGATGAGGACTACACATTATTGAATATATTTGAAGGTTGGATGGATTACATTTCAAGTGGTGCTGGAAGTGAAGTTGCTGATTTTCAAAAACCATTCTATCGAAGAATGAGATATCCTGATTCATACAAGTGTGATACGATGTTTATCACGAAGTTTGAAAAGAATATGAAAAGAAAATTGAGATATCAATTTATTAATACTTTTCCAAAATCTATATCTCCAATGCCCGTGACATACGGAGCTGCAGATTTACTTAAAGTTACTGTAAGTTTCAATTATGACCGCTATATAGTTGCGAATCAAATAGATTCGTGATATAATGCTAAATAAAACACTGAATTGAATAATTATGCCTTTACCAAAGATTAGTACTCCAACTTATGAATTGGTGTTGCCATCGAACAATAAAAAAATTAAGTATCGCCCGTTTTTAGTTCGTGAAGAAAAAATATTAATACTTGCTTTAGAATCAAACGACTCGAAACAGGTTAGTGATGCAATTGTTGATATACTTACATCATGTATTCTTACTAAAAATGTAGATGTTACTACTTTACCTACATTTGACATTGAATATTTATTTTTAAATGTTCGATCTAAGTCTGTAGGTGAGACAGTAGAAGTGAATGTGACTTGCCCTGATGATGGTGTTACTGCTGTCGAAATGGCTGTGAACATTGACTCTATTAAAGTCAAAAAAACTAAAGGTCATAATAGTATTATCAAACTTGATGACAAGTATTCTATGAAATTGAAATATCCTTCGATGAAACAATTTATAGAAAATAATTTTGATGTTGAATCAACAAATGTAAATCAATCACTTAGCATGTTATCTGGTTGTATTGATATGATATATGATGAGGAGGAAAGTTGGGATGCTGATGAATGCACTCAAGAGGAGTTGGATGGATTTATTGATCAATTAAATACCAAACAATTTAAAGAGGTTGAAAAGTTTTTTGACTCGATGCCTAAACTCTCACATAAGATAAAAGTCAAGAACCCACAAACTGGAGTTGAATCAGATGTTATATTGGAGGGTCTAGCTGCTTTTTTCAGCTAGGTATGGCCCACACGAATCTGGAGTCATACTATAAAATTAATTTTGCCCTGATTCAGCATCATAAATACTCATTGACCGAGATTGAAAACATGATGCCTTGGGAAAGAGATGTGTATGTCGCTTTACTCAAACAATATATTGAAGAAGAAAATTTAAAAAGACAACAAAGTAACTCATAGTGGCAGTAAAAAACACACCTAAAATAAATGTTACCAAACTCATGGATATGGGTATGGGTGATGGTGCTGAAGTTACTCAAAAGAAAAGAAGAGGTAGACCTAAGAAATTAAAAACACTTGCAGAGGTAGAGGCAGACATTAATTTGAGAGAATTTAAAAAGGCTCAAAAAAAATTAGATGCTGCAAAGTTGATGAACAAAAATGCTAAAGGCACTGAAAAAATTTTGATGCAGTCAAATATGATTTTGGCAGACATCGCAAAAATTATATCAACAGATCTTGCAGTTGAACAGGAAAAAGAAAAAGCAGAGATAGATAAACTTAGAGAGGAGCAGAATAAAGGTAAGGTATCAAAAGACGAGAAAAGTGTAGAAAGCACTGGTAAGAAAGTTGCAAGTGGATTGAAGAAAACTTCAATGAAAGCATTGCAACCAGTTGCAAATCTGTTTGAAAATTTAAAAAGTTTAGCAGCAACACTGGGACTTGGTATACTTGGTAATGCAGCGTTTGAATTTATCAGAGATCCTGAGAACTCTGAGAAGATAGGAAAGTTTTTTGGATTTATACAGAAAAATGCGAAGTTTATATTAGCAGGTATGGGTATTCTTGCTGCATTACCTTTAATCAGCACACTTGGTGGTGTAATTGGTGCAATTAAAATTGCATTTAGTGGTCTAGCATTTGTCATGGCTAACCCAGTAATACTAGGTGCAATCGCACTTATTGGTGCACCGATAGGTATTGCGATAGGTGCAGGTAAGTTGGCAGAATTTATTGAGAGAAAAGTTGAAGGTGGATCAGCATTTGTTGATGCTCAAGATGAATTAGATAAACAACTTAAAGATGCTGGTATGGATTCTAAGGGTAGAATTGGATATACAAATAGTAGAGGAAGATTCGTTAAGAAAGGTGATAGAAACGCAGAACAGGAAGCATTATTTAAAAAAGTTCAAGCAAAACGAAAAGAACTTCGTAAACTTCGTGACGATATGCGTAATGAAATGGATGTACAAAAAGCAACAGTTTCAATGTCTGGTACAAGAACTGGTGGTAGAGATAAAGGAAGAAAATATTTTACAAAAGAAGATAATGAAAAGAAAGATGAAATAGAAGCAACGGTTAGATCAAATTTTGAGGCAAAAATTGATGACATTATTGCAAGGAAACGAGGTGGTAGAGGTGCAAGGGGTAGAACAATACTTGTTGGAGAAGAGGGCCCTGAACTATTCACACCAAATACTGATGGTCAGATAACAAATAGTAATGAAACTCTTGCAATGTTAGCAGATGGTGCAAATCAAGTAAATGTGATTACAGAGGATTTACCACCCATCACTACCCCCATGCCTGATGTTCCTGTCAAAGATGGTGTAATTGCAAATGAAGCAGAACCTGTTAGTTCAATTAATCCTTTGAATGATTATATGATATTCACACCCCAACTTTTAGGTATTGAGTAATGCAACAAGCAGAACAACTCAAAATAAATGTATCTAATATTAGAAGTTCTTTACTTATTGGGACTAAGAGAACTCAAGTCCTAAAAATTAGAAAAGAAAAATTATTAGAGGATATAGAGCAGAAGAAATTAGTAGAACAAGAGGAAAAAAATTTAGAACAAACAAAAAAACCAAAGAAGATTGGTGTATTAAAATCTCCTGTTAAAAAGGTAATGAATGTTTTTGATAATATCATGAAATTTGGAACTATTGTGTTAACTGGTATTCTTCTTAATGCTTTACCAAAAATGATAGGCACTATCCAAAAGGTATTCAAAGCAATCTCAGGATTTTTTAATAGGGTTTTTAATTTTTTTAAACCATTTGTTTCATTTGTAACCGGAATTAACTTTGAAGACAGGGAATCTGAAAATAAAAAATTAATTGATGAGGCAGAAAATCTAAAGAAACAACTTAAACCTTTAGATGAAGTAACCAATAAAGTTGGAAAACTGACAGGTGATTTTAATAAGGCTGCCGAAAAATCTGGTGTATCAACTGGTGGTGATGGGTCTGGAACAAGTGGCACAGAAACAACAAGTGAAAGCACCACAACAACTACGACGACTACCGATTCATCTGATTCTTCTACCACTGTCACTGGAACAAAAACTGAGAAAGAACTTGAGGAAGAGGGATTTTATAAAGAAAAATTAAAAGAAGCTGAGACCCGTAGAATTGAATATGTAAAAAATGGTGAAACTTCTAAGATAGAGGGTGTTGACAAGAAAATTGAATTTTATAAAAAGAAATTAGGTATCAATCCTATAAATACAACCCTTCTTATACAAGATGTAGACGGAAAAGTACAAAAAGTTGATAGTTCGCAATTGAAATCGAAAACTGATAATACTGTTTCTGTGTTAAATAATGGTAGTAGCACTAACGGTAGTACAACAATTGTGTATCAAAGACAGGTCGTTCAAACTAATGTAGCAATTCCAGTATAATGTCAGCAGTCAGTCCGTCAAAGTATAATCGAATTGAACTTCAGAAAAAAGGCAAGAAACCTGTTGAACTGAAGGGAGGGGTGGTAGCTGTTGATTATTATGAAAGTTTATATTCACCAACTGTGACTGCGAATGTTATGTATATGGATGCAGGAGGTAATTTAGAAGATGATAAAAATAAACTAACCAGTGTAAAAGAGGCCTTACCAATTACAGGTCTAGAAGATTTATTCTTTAACATATCAAATGAAACTGGTGAACTTAAATTTATAAAGAAAGATGCCTTCAAGGTATCTAAGGCTCCTGTTATGACTCGTGAATCTAACAGACAAGCAGTATTATTATCAGTGGTTAGTCCTCAACTTAAACAAAATAATGATGATCCAATATTTGATAAGTATAAGGGAAAGATAAGTGACACTGTAAAAAAAATTCTGAAGGAGAAACTTAAAATTAGTAATGATAAATTAGATATTGAACCAACTAAAAATGGATATAATTTTTTGGGCAAAGGAAGAGGTGGCCTTGACCTAGTATTAGATTTATGTAAAAGATCGGTGCCTGTAAAAGGAGATGCTGGATTCTTCTTTTATCAAACTAAAAGTGGATTCAAATTTAAATCGATAAACGAATTAGTTTCTCAAAAACCAGAGTTCACACTCGTGTATTTCGGTGGTTTTAAACAAGACAATACAGATGGTGGTGGTAATGATAATAAGATTATGATACCACCAAGATTTGAAAAAGATCAAGATGTAATTAAATCTTTGAAAGGTGGTGTTTATCGAAGTCGTAACATCTTTTTTGATCCAAGAACATTTTGTTATGAAGAAGTTACTTACGACATTAGTAAAGAAGGAGTCAAAAAAACTCTAGGTGGAGCTCCTCCTTTTGCAGATGATGTTAAAAGTTTCACAAAAACATTTCATCATATTCTAGATGTTGGAAGTTTAGATTCAAATCCAAGTACAGAAATTAATAATGATCCTAGAGAATGGCAAGCATCATCAGTGATGAGATATAATTTATTACACTCACAAGTTGTACATATACAAATTCCGTGTAACCTTAAACTAGAAGCAGGTAATGTGATTAAGATGGAGATTGAATCAACAAGTGCTAATAAGGAAGAAGGTGCAAAAGATGAACAGCAAAGTGGTAATTATCTTATTTTAAATTTATGTCATCATTTTACGGATCGTAGATCGATAACATCGTTAACTTTAGTAAGAGATACTTATGGCATCAAGAGGAGTAAAGACTAATGTTTGAATTACCTAGTTTTTTTAATTCAAAACTTGAGCCTTGGATAGGTAAAGTTGTATCCCAAAAGGCACAAAAGGCCCAACTAAATGGTATGGGATGGGGTCACAGATTTAAAGTACGCATCATGGGTACATATTCTGAGAATGATAATGTGCAGGACAAAGACTGTCATACAGCAGTGGTTATGTTAGGTGTGACTGATGGTAGTGGTGCAGCGAATAGAATGAAATCAGTCAAGATCACTCAGAATGATATTGTTTTTGGATTCTTTTTATCACCAGATCAAAATTTTCCCGTGATTACTGGTGTAATGGGAAGAACACCAGCAAAGAAAGATTGTGGTGGTAAGTTTGGGGTTGGATCTGGTTTTACTGATGAACTAAAACCCGGTGGATCAGGTCAAAATCAATTTAATCAGCAAGATAATGTGCCTACACAGGGTTTAGGTAATGATGGGAAAACTGGCACAGGTCAGGGTAAAGAAGTAAATAATGCAAAACTTGAGGCAGCAGGTCTTGATCCAAAAAACCAAGAGTTAAATGCGAATACAGATCCAACAGGTCTTTCAAATTTTGATTTTGAAGGGTTAGATCAAGAAACTATTAAAGAAATAGTAAATGAGAGTAAAATAGCATCAGGAAAACTTGCAGACATTGTATCTGGTGTAAAAGATACGATTATCGAAGAAGCACCATTTGATGAATTGAAAAATGTACAAGAAAGATTGACACCATTACTTAAAGAAACTGCAGAAAGTTTTGATGTTGAAAGCACCTTTGAGATGTTCTAATAAATATAGTATAGGAAAGAGTAATTATGGCAGACAAATTTCTACCAAGCATAAGTGAAACTACTGAGATTTTTAAAGAAAAGTCTCCGATACCGAGTTTCTTATCTCCTGAACAGATTAAAGTATATACTCAATTAATTAAGGATAATCCTGTTGAATATGAGGGTAATATTAAATTGCTCAAGGATAATTATCCGAATATTTTTTCAGAGGTTAATCCATTTACTGAATCAGAGTTAGAAATCCATTTACTGAATCAGAGTTAGATTCATTAGATAAAAATGCTTTTTCTTCATTGCTTGATAGGAATAAGTCATACAAAGACATGGCTAAATTATTTCCTCTCGAATCATTATCAGCAACCACAGGTGAAGTCATAATTTTACCTGATGGCGACAGTGATAGATATTTTGAAAAAGTTGAGGCAAAGGTACAAAATTATTTCAATATGGTATCTAATGTTAATGATTTTGCTACTGATTTGCCAAATGAATTAAGTAAACTTACTAAGTCAATTGGTTCAGCTTCACAAACATTTATAGGAAGTATTTCAAATGCTCTTCAGGATAGTCTAGTATCTTTCGTTGATGGTGGTATGGCAAAACTTGCAAGTCAGGTATTTGCAAGTAAAGTTCCCGGTGCATTAGATATAGTTACAGGATTAGCTGGAAACTTATCTGGTGTAACAGATAAGATGTTTAGTGGTATGGAGTGTTTGACATCAAAGGTGACTGGTGCGATGGGTGGAGTAATAAAAGACATGTTAACAGGCATGACTAAAAACATGTTAAATGCACCCACTTGTGCAATTCAACAATTTATTGGAGGTTTAACAAATAAAATTGCTGATTCTATGCAAGCAATCACAAAACCACTTCTTGCTCCCATACTTGATATTCTTGGCCCGATAGGTGCAAGTTTTGATGTGAAAGATTTTATATTAGGTGGAATTGATTTTATGAAAAAAGTTGGTAATGTTTTCAAATGTCAACCTCCTAAAAAACAAACATCTTCTTCAAAGTTTGTGATTGATGGTGGTAGTAAAAAAGATAAAACAAAAGGAGAAAGTCAAGGACTTTTGGATCAGGCATTTAACGCAGCATCTACAGCATCAGGGTTAATTGATAAAGCAAAAGGATTTTTAGACAGTGGTGTTCCATCTGGATTATCTAAATTTGAGGAACAATATGGACAATGGAAAATATTTGGATCAACAGTTGGTGAAGCAGCAGATCATGGTATTGGAGGTGGTAACTGTTACACTGGTAATGATTTTGGTTGTGGCCCTGCAAACATCGATATATTTGGTGGCAGTGGTCGAGGTGCAACCGGAAAGGTAATACTTGGAAACTTCATATCGAAGTTTGATAAGGAGGATATGTTTGGTACATTAAGTAGAACAGCAAGTATCATTGGCGTTGATATTACAAATCCGGGTGAAGGGTACGCAGAAGGCCCATTAATTGATTTCAACGATAAATGTAATCAAGGTCGTGGAGCATATGGTAAAGCAATTGTTGATCGAAATATGAAATCACCCACATATGGTCAAGTATTATCAGTCGTGATTCTCAGTCCCGGTGAAAACTTTCCTGCTGATGGTTCTGAAGAAAATGAGGCATTTATAAGAGATGTAATCATCGAAGATCCCGGAATCGGATATGAAGATGCGGAAATATCAGATGACATAAGACCAATTGTTCAAAATGGAAGAATAGCAGCTATTGAAATAGTTGAACAAATACCTTATAATAGATTACCAGACCTATCAGTTACATCAGACACTGGATATGGAGCTGTGATTCGACCTATATTATCTACAGAGAGAGAAGATAGAAGAACTGATCCTGAAAAAGCAGGAGTGTTTAAAGTTGTACAATGTGTGGGAGCATTTTCTTCAGAAACAGTGCAACAACAAGTTACCACTTCTGAAGTTGTGAGACCAATTGAAGAAACTCCAGCAGCACTAGTTCCAACTACAACCAAACCACAACCTCACAGACAAATGTTTCCGACACCACTACAACGAGTCAAACTGACACAAGTACTACTACTACGACTGGAACAACTACTACACCAAGTCAACAAACGACTGGACAGAGTGACATTCCTAGTTCTGGTGGTGGTTCTGATTCTATGGGGTCTGAAGGATCAGGTGGGGGCTACGGAGGATACTAATGTCAAGTGAAGCAAGACAACTAGAAATATTTGGCGAAAAGTTATATTTTGAAACCAATACAGATCGAGTAGATGCAAATGGCCCTGCAGCGTATGTGTTGGCATCTCAGACAAGTGATAAAGTAAAATACAATCAGAGTTTACATGAAGGATCTGGAGACTCAAGAATCTATGCAGAAAAAAGATTACAGATTGAGTCAGGTGTTAAAAGTGAAACAAACGAGCAAGCTTTTAATATAAGAGTCAAAAATGGTCATGGCAATATTACTACGGAGAATGGAAATTTTACAGTTAGTGGTGATAAAATCGTAATTCAAGCAGATGACGAATTAGTTTTACATGCACCTAAAATAAAAATTGGATATGATTCTGCGGGTAAAACTGATCAGGTTACAATAAATGCACAAAATATTAAATTAAATGCAGGTGGAAAATGTTCATTAAGAAATAAAATAATGTATAAGAATGGTTTAACATCACCATTTAGT